CGACTCGACGCTGTGACCTTCATAGGTGCCAGTGCATCGAAGAACAAGCAGCCCGCAAATCAGCCCGCACAGCAGGCAAACACCCAGGCAGTGGGACAACAGTCAACGACGCAACAGCAAGCCGCTCACGCTGCTCCATTCCCGCCACAAGTTGACGCAAACGGTAACCCTATAAAAGAAAAAGACGATGACTTACCCTTCTAATCAAACCCCCATCATCAAGGAAATAGGCGGCGTTGAGTACGAATTCATCTATAACGCCAAAGGCACGCTCATCAAGAAATGCTGCGCATCGTGCCGGTTCAAACAGCCGAAAGACGAAGAAGGGCCGAAGAGACTCTGCACGCATGACACGGAACCGAAGATAATAGACAAGCGCGACTGCTGCGAGTATTGGGCCATCAGCCCTGAGATTGACAAAATGAAGACGTTGTGTAGCATAAGTATCAAGAGCGATGAAAAATCCTAATGACGAATATTTCTGCGAGTGGTGGCCGATAGAGGTCGCCACTCTCAATTCCAAGAGCGTATGATCTACGAAGAGATAGTAAGAGCCGTCGGCAATGCCGCTGCCATCTTCAAGCTTGTTTGCGGTGTCGGCAACAATGCCGCGTGGGTGGTGATGATAGAAGGTTACGACCATGCCCGCCGCTGTAAGGCATTCCGCAGGAGTCTGAAAGGCGGTCATTCAGTCGGCTGGTACTTCAAGAAGGCAGTGCGCGATTTCAACGACTACGAGCGCAATCTGCTGACCACCCAGACGAACCGCATGTTCCATGTAGCCGACATGAGCGACGATGTGCGCCGTAAGTATGGCAACATCAGCGATGCAGAATACTACGAGTTCTGGAAGGGTGTCGGTGGTGTCGCCTACGCAAAGACCAAGCCTCTGATCACCTCGCTGGTGAATAAGTATCGCGTGAGCCTCATTCAGCACGATGTAAAGGATGCAGAGCACGTCGCCTGGGTGATGACAGCCCAGGCCGCGCTCGACCTCGCTGGAGCTATGTATGAAAGCGCGATGAAGGAGTGCGAGGTGGGGCTGGAGTTGCATCGCAAGGTACTCGACGAGGTGTTCTGCCAATTCTCGTTAAAGACCATTTCAAAGGACTGGATGCGGGCACTGATGCTTCTCGCCCCTGAGACCGACCCCATCAAGCTGTCGGACGTGGAAGAGCGGAACATCGACCTTGGCTTGCAACAGCTGATGGAGGCGTGGCTCGATCCCGAACTGCTCTACTCGTCGGCATCTGGAGCCGTTGACGACTTCAATGAGATATTCGCCTCGAAAGGTTTTGTAAAGAAGGTGCAGCGCGAGATTGCCGAGGTAAAGGCAGACACATTGAGAGAAATCAATAAGGAACTATGAACGAAGAGAACAAAATACCACTTCCGGGAGCGATGGACCCGCAACTGCGAAAGCCAGATTTCCTTCAAGGTGACGACTGGTTTGACGTGCAAGTCGATGATGACTTCCTCGACTTCGACGAACCCTACCGACCGCCGCGTTATACGATGGAGCGAGAGGGCGTGCCGTTCGCCGATGTCGGTGAGTTGCATATCATCTCAGGTAAGCCTGGAAACGGCAAGACGGGACTGATGTCGCAACTGGAGGCGGCGACGCTGGGAAGGCAGTTTGGCAACACCTTGGCACGCGACGTTGGTCACATCGTGCGCGACGAACAGGGTAATATCGTGAATGGCGAAGACCATAGGCCACTATTCCAGCAGCGACCGACGCGAATCCTTCATATCGACACCGAGCAGGGTAAAGACGATACCATCGCCTTCAAGAACCGCGTGATCTCCATGTCTGGCGTTGACAAGGACGAAGCCAAAGAGCACTTCTTCATTCTCAGACTGCGAGACACGGAACTGGCCATAGACCGATGGAAAAAGATACTGAAAGCAATTTGGCAGGTGCAACCGACCGACATCTTCCTTGACGGTATGCTTGACATCGTGGAAGACTACAATGACCAGAAGGAGTGCCAACCCATCATCCGTAAGTGCATGATGCTGGCGACGCACTATGACACCTCGCTCTGGGCGGTGCTACACGAAAACCCCTTGGTGGATAAACTCGTCGGCACACTTGGCAGTATCACCCAGCGCAAGGTATCGGAAATCTTCACCGTCATCAAGGTGAAGCAGGCCGACCTGAAGGAGAATGAACGCCGCGCCGATTTGCCCGACATCTATTTCCGCGTGAAGCAAAACAAAGCCCGTGGCCGTGACGTTGCCGACTGGCTCTTTTACTATGTCACGAATGCCGGAGGATGGGGTCAGCCCGTGGAGATTATGGATAATGGCGCAAAGGTCGTTGACTCGAAAGAGATTGCTTTCATGAAGGAAGCAGACGAACGGCTGAAAGCCTTCAACTGGACATCATCAGGCGCGACATACACCGAACTTGAACGCTATCTGCGCAGGAGTGTCAGCGGGCGACGTGCTGGCGACCTGATCAATGCTGCCGCCGAGCACGGCATCATCTATAAGAGTGATAAGAAGAAATACCACTATCGCGGAATAAAGGAACTTCCGAAAGACCCTACTCAGGATTTGCCCTTTGACAAGCCGAATGGTGAAGAACCCGATTTTTAACAAATAAACATCTAAGATTATGCCAAAGTTAGTACCAGCATATAAGACAGAATATAGCTTGGAAGAAAAAATGGAAGCATACGAAAAGTATCTGAGACGCACAGGTAATAAAGACAAGAAAATGTCAGCAGAAGACCTAATCAATTTTATAATTTAAAACAAAGGAACTATGTACGAACTTAATTTGAAGTCGTGGGTGGTGCTCATCGTGACCGCCCTGTTTTTAATCGTCGGAGGCGTTGGCAGTTGTATGTATATTCGCCCCAAGTACAACGTGTGGAGCCAGGAAATGGCAGGCAAGGCCGAATTTGCCAAGGCTGAGCAGAACCGCAAAATCAAGATTGAGGAAGCCAAGGCAAACCTCGAAGCGGAGAAGCTGAACGCACAAGCCGAAATCGAGCGAGCCAAGGGAGCAGCCGAAGCCATCCGCATCGAAAACGGCTCAATCACCCCTGCTTACATTCAGTACCTCTGGGTACGTCAGCAGAATGCGAACACGAACAACAAGATTATCTACATCCCGACTGAAGCAGGCTTGCCCGTACTGGAAGCTGGTCGTGTGGCAAATAAAGAATGATTCATCCATCCGCATAGCCCCTCGCACCCCACACCCCCACCCCCTATGTATATAGGGGGATGGGGTGTGGAGGGATGCAAGCGGCCAGCGGGCGACGCGCGCGACGCACACGCACGCACGTTATTGGTTTTTCAGATAATCGACTCCTGAAAACCCTTACTAAGCCGATAACCACCCTTTATAGTATATCGGTTGACACCCTTTATACTATACGACCTTTTCAGACCATTTCAGACTATGCCAAAGATCAGCGAAGACATCATCAGGACAGTCATTGAGCACGCGAAGATTGAGGAGGTCGTCGGCGACTTCGTGACGCTGCGCAAGGCGGGCGTGAACCTCACAGGAAAATGCCCGTTTCACGACGACAAGCACGACGGTAACTTCATCGTGCGCCCATCGACGCTATCGTATGATAGACCAGGGCGCAACAGCTACAAATGCTTCGTCTGCGATGCCAAAGGCGGTCCCGTTCAGTTCCTCATGAATCATGAGCGGCTGTCGTTCCCCGACGCTATCCGTTGGCTGGGTAAAAAGTATTGCATCGACGTTGACAATGTACCGCTCAACTGGACACCACCGCCACCAAAACCAGTGCCGCCACCTCCGCCACCGCTGGAGATTCCTCGCTCATACGTAAGAAGAACCATCGAGATAGAGACCGAGCGCACGGTGATCTTCACATACTGGCTGCGCGGACTGCCTTGGGACGACGAGCAGTTGGCGCGGTTGCAACAGACCCTTTGGATGTATTGTGTCGGCGGTTGGAAGGATGGTCGCGTCGTGTTCTGGCAGATTGACCACCAGGGCATACCGCGTTCAGCAAAGCTGATGAAGTACCTGCCCGACGGTCATCGCGACAAGACGCAACACCCCGGCTGGATATACAATCAAGACGGATGCCGCCAACAGCTCGACCCCGACAACCACACCATCCTGAAGCCGCTCTTCGGTAGTCACCTACTGAACCGCTACCAGCAGGCAGTCATCAACATCGTGGAAAGCGAGAAGACCGCCATCATCATGGCCAACTACTACGGCGACTTCGACTCGCAGATATGGCTGGCCTGTGGCGGACTGAAG